TGGTCCACGATCTCATAGGCCTCCGCGATGTCCTCATCTCGAATCTCCAACCCGACGTCCTGTGCGAATGCCAGAACCGACCGGATAAGCCGTGAGGCTTCTTCTAGAAGGCTGACATAGGTGTCAGCACACATATCTCCATCCCGGAGAAGTGTGCGAGCATCGGCGAGGCATTGAGCCATCGTCTCAAGATTCATCACTTCGTGTGAATGAGTCATTTCAGGTACCTCAGGTTAAGGGATTAAGTGGGAATCGCGCCAGACTCAGCGGCGGTCTTGACGATGGCCTGTCCGATCGCTTCTTTGAAGCGCGCGTACAGCTCATCAGTCTCGGCCGTCGAGAGCTTGGCGGGGTGGAGAATCTCGAAGGTCGCAGTAAGCGTACCATCGAGAAGACCAGACGTGCCGTTAACAACCGGACGCGTCAATTTGCCTCGAGTGCGATAAACACCCGCCGCTTTGTCCGCCGGGATGACCCGAGAAAGAACAAAACGGGACGTCCCAAGAATCGACGTTGCACCGCTTTCGACCCATTCGACGCTATCGGGGTTAACCGAATAGACATCGAACGTGACGTTCGCGGCGGCGTTGTTCTTGAGCGTCAGTGCGGCAGCTGCTGCCATCAATACTCCTACAAAGGAAGAAAGGCCCCTAGCGACTAAACGCCGTGACCTCTATACCCCCCTCGCAACAACGCTAGGCCACTTACCATCTGTTTCCAGGTAAGGTTCGTGGACACTGGCGGTACGAGGGAGGAAGGATCGAGCACCAAGGGTACTCGATTATAGTGGCGGAACGAGTGCATATACTCTTGCGCCTCTGAGATATAACGATAGGCCGCGTCATGCCGATCACTCGGCGGACTAGACCACACGTATCCCTCAGAGAGCACAGAGCTAGTGAACGCTCGTAGAACCGTCACACCCTGGAGAGCCGTCAAACCCGTTAGCCAATCCCCGACTGAAATGATCCAGTCGAAAACAAAGCTAAACGGAACGAGCTCCCATGCAACTAAAGAAGGGTTCGTCAAGCCCAACTGTTGCAGTTCGGATAGGTGCGGGCTGGTAAGCTCACACCAGGCCACCATCTTCGTCTCAAGGCTCCTAGAAAGGAGCTCGGACATATGTGAAGTAGGTGGACCTCCCCACGGATTCATATCCTCAGAGAGATCGAGGGCCATCACGACCTTCTTACTCACTGAGGCTTTCCACCGTACGGGCCGAACAATGTATTGCTGAGCAAAGAACTCAGCGCTACCCTTGACATCCATAAGCAACGGTAACCAACCGTAGCGATACTCCAACCAGGTCTTATGGACCTTATGTGGAGAGATGCCAAGTTCCGAGGCAACGACTTTCAAGTTGCCTCTCCGAAACGCTCGATAAGCTCTGTCGATACGGCGTGCCGTATCTAAGATCAAGTCGGACGTCTTGGACGCCTCTGCATACATAACCGCAAGGTTAACTTTTGCATCGGCGATTTTCAGCAGGAGCTTCAATTCCAGATCATTCTCTAGGTTCCATGTAAGCGCGCCCCACTCAGTCCCAATACGCGTTGACTGTGAAGTCATCGTGTAATTGTAGAATGAGTAGACGCGGTTCAGGTCCCAGATGTAATTGGTCTGACTAAGAAGCGCATCAGATGGGTAAGATCGAAGCCACTGGGTCGTCGGCGTAGCCGACGCTTTCAGTCGCTTGTCACTATATCCATTGATGGGACGCGAGTCCTTGCTGATAGTACCAAAGTTAGGAGTGTTGTTCCAAGTTCTGATGCGGCCTTCCCAACGTTGCCTTTGCAGGCTCATCTGGGAAGACCAATCATCAAAGCTAGGCATCTAATAACTCCAAGTTGTGGTACGACGTGGTCTAAGACCGAAAGTCATAGCATGCGTCGGGGACCTAAATCCCGACAGGCGCAACGCTAGATGCACCACTAACGGTGTGTCGAAAATGAAATGGATTCCGCGCCACGTGTGCTCGAGTTCGCGCTCGCACACGTGACCGGCCGAATCCGTTCATCCCCACGCCGATTCGACGTGTGTGAACCTCTGTCGGGCCTTCGCCCAAGTCGGGCCGGCGCTTCCGTCGACTCACCGCCGACGCTGCGCGTGGGAATCGAATCGCGTTCCCTCGCATCCGTTGAAGCATTCACCGTGACGCAGCTTCGCGGCACGGAGCTTTGGCCGGCTCCCTCTGGGCTCTTCGACGCTCTTTCTCCTGGTCGCCCTCCGTGCCGCGGCGGGATTTTTTCGATATCCGCTCGCGTACCTCCGAAAATGCGCAAACCAGACGGCCAACACGGCATCTCTTCTCCCGGGATGCGGTGTCGTTTACCGAGAACGTCCGTCTTGACGAAGCGTTGATGGGCGTCGCGAGGAACCCGCTGCGAGACGGCGCTCCACCGACGGGTCCACCTTCGAGCACCTTCCGCAGTTTCGAGATGCGGTGGCGCATCGAGGGCGAGTCCACGAAGCCCTCGCCGTGCTTCATCGTACATCGGGTCAGCGATGCACGACCTGGGCCGCGGTGTGCCGCTTGCTCCGTCCTCTCAACCGACCTTCAACGGTCGGCGCAGGACGAGCGGCAGACTTCGGCATTCGTCAAGGCGTTGCAATCCATCTCTCAAAGACGATGTAATCGAACGATCGCCGGCATCTCCTCGCGCGACTCGTCGAGTAACGAAGCTCTCACCTCCAATGACTCGATGCACCGCAGGGCATGTATCGCCCCTTGCGAGCCTGGTCGATTGCAATCTGGCCAGGGTCGAAATTGGCCGAGTCTCGCATGACGCCCGTTTCTCGAACGCCCTAGGCCGGCTCAGCCACTTCCGCTCGCTTCACGTCACCGTTGATCCGAACCGCGTCGAAAAACCGCGGTCGCAAGATCACGATCGAGACCCGATGCGGCGGGCGCGAGCACGCGCGAACGGCCACGCTCTCCCATCGAGTCCGAAGCGAGTTTGGGTGCTGGAAGCTCCAGGAGACGCGCCCCCGTTGCCGCCTTCAGGCTGGGCGCGAGTCGCGAACGGCTCACGGTGACCAAACCCGGGCCACGCCTTTTTCCGCGCGCCGCATGGCTGAGGCTGACTCCTCCAGCCGCGCTCGTCGCGTCGATACACAACTCCCCGACGTTGGGCATTTCACCACGTCGGTCGAGGTGACCGCAGCGCACCAACACCCCTCACACGAGATTCCGTCGTGTCGACGGATGCTTT